GTATCCTCGGAGTGCATGGACTGCTTCTGCGTGTCAATATAGCTGTCCCCAAAGTATGCCTTGTACTTCTTGGAGCTATGTGAAGACCCGAGGATGTCGGAAAGCGTTTCGTGCGCAGCCGCTACCTGATCAGCGGTGACATGCTTTGCGGCCTCGTTGTAGTCGATGTACCCGGAAAAGTTGTCGTTGATCTGCCCGCCAGACGTGACCTGATGGGTCTTCTTGTCAATGGCCTTCGGAGCAAAGTGCGCGGTGTTGTCGTTCTCATCGGAGATGCGCTCCTCGGAGTGCATGGCATTCTTCTGCATGCGCAGATTGGCCGCCTGCCGTGCCGCCTCTGCCTGATCTGCCTTGCGTGCATCTTCCTGCGCCTTCAGTCTTTCCTGCTGCTGCTTTCTGCGGCGCTCCTCGTCATCATCAAACTTTGTCCCCATAGCTCTCCTTACTTTTTGTTATAGCCAAAGTACTGTGCCTGCTGGATGATTCGTTTCCTGTCGGAGTCCTTGGTCTGCGCAGCATACAGCGTATCGAAGTATTTCTGGATATCCTCCGGGCTCTTGCCTTCAAGCTGCTGCTCCATCTTCTGGAGCTGTGCGTCGGACATGTAGCTTGGCGTAGACGATGCCACGGACGACGAAGAACTCTTGGAAGACTTGGAGCTTCCGGATCCGGAAGAAACGGAGGAGCTGTTCGTGTTGCTCCACGCATTGGTGTTGGACAGGGAAGAGTTCCAATTATCCGTGTTGGACAAGGAGTTGGTTGCCTGCGCATTCTGTGCCGCCGTCGCCTGCTGGCTGATGGAATTGTTCCAGTTACTTGTGTTGCTCCAGTTACTGGTATTCGTATCGCTCGTGGTATGGCTGTGGCTGTTCGTGTCGCTCTCGCTCTTGCTCCAGTTACTGCTCTGGCTGTTGCTCTTGCTGTTGGACCAGTTCTGGGACTGCTCGTTGCCGATGGTGTTGCTCCAGTTATCGGCCTTGCTGTTGGAAGCGTTGCTCTGCTCGGCATTGCGCTCGTTCCAGTACTCCTGATTCCAGTACTGGCGGTTGCCAGCGTAGTTCTGGTAGTCGAAGTTCCGCTCGTCCTGATACGCGGAGGTATCGTAAGCGCGGTTGTTCTGCCAGTCGGACATTGCATCCCGGTAGTTCTGATAGTCGCGGTTGTACTGCTGACCGGCAAGGGAGTACAGGTTGTTGAGCCTGTTGCCCTCGTCCGTGTACTCCTGATAGGCCTGATTACGCAGGGATGGTACCTGATTAGCAAGCTGCGTCAGATAGTTCTGATAGGTCTGCTGTGCGGCTGTCTGCGCATAGCTGGACCCATATCCTCCTGTCAGCTTTGCCGCCTGCCCCATAGTGTCCTGCATGGCCTGCTTGCCCTGCGTCTGGTACTGCTGCCTCAGAGCCTGGTACATCGCATCGGCATTGGGATTGTAGGAAAACGCCTTGCGATTGAGGATCTGGTTGTACAGGTTGTCGAGCTGGTTTGTGTAGGACGAGGAAAAGGCCCCCGGCTTACCGTTTAGCGTGTCCTGCAGGCGCTTATACGTGTCCTGTACCTGCTGAGATGGCACGTAGTCCTGCTGCCATCTCTCACGCTGCGCCTGTGTCTCATCAGATACCTGTCCAGACGCCCACGACTTCCCTGTGGTCTGGCCAGTGCTCCCGCCCAGAGATGAGGACTGGGACTGAGACGCGCTGCCGCCCAGGGATGAGGACTGGGACTGCGACGTACTCCCGCCGATGGACGCGCTTGTGGTATGGGACTGGGTATAGGTGTCGCTCTCGGTATGAGAAGAACTCCCGCCTACGGTGGAAGAGCCGCCAGACGAAGAGGAAGAACCTACTGTCTGGGAAGTGCTTGCTCCCTGAGAGGTGCTTGCTCCTTTAGTTGTGCTTCCTCCCTTGCTATAGGAGGATGTGCTGCTCCCTGATTTTGTGCTGCTTGAAGATCTGCTGGATGCCATAATTTGCCTCCTATTCTTTGTCTATCGTATCTGTTGGAACCTATGTTTTATAGGTCACCAAAAAGGACCGGCGCTAGGCCGATCCTTTGCTCAGCTATATGTCACCGTGAAAGTTGCTGTTGCATTTACTCCTTTTATGCCGTTCTAGTCCAAAAGCATTTAGCTTGATAAGGTGGCATATTATTATGTGCTTGAGAACCACCACGATACCCCACAAGAGAAGACTCTGCTTGGTTCATTGGCCTATCTGTAATTACACCATTTCTACTATCATTTTTAGTTTTTGCATGGACTAAAGAACCAATCACGCTTCCTGCAGGGACATATCCGGAGGCACCATCTGTAACATACTCGCCGTGTGGATGGTTATGGCTTGGCATTTCATTAACACTCAACGTATGTGTTGCTTCACCCCCAGTAGCTCCTGCTTTATAAGCATCTCCTGCACCTAATGGGAACCTATCTTTGAAATCCTGTGTCCATTTCTGCCAAGGATAATCATTCTGTGGGTTATGGTCGCAGATAATTGATATGCCTACAGGATAGACAATATTTACTATCTGCTGTACCCCCCCCCTGTAAATTACATAACTTTTCTCCCATTTTCTCACCTTTCAGGCTACTCTCTTCCAAATATAAACAGTGAGGTATGGCGGCATATTATTATGGGGCTTTGAGTTGCCTGTATCGCCTATATGTTGTTCATAGTTTTGTGAACTACTAGTTGCCGAATATTCCGTCTGCCTAGCGCTAAGGGGTTTTCCTTGTTGTGCATCTCGTAGGGTAGTCCCCATTACAGACTCTGCTGAAGCAAACACTCTTATAGTGTGATGGTGTGATGGCATTTCATTCACTGTCAATGTATGATTTGCTTCTCCCCCTGTGCTCCCTGCACTGTAGGTATCTCCAGAAGCCAATAGGAATCTATCTTTAATTCTTTCCCAAGTTCCTCCGAACAGGTCAGCAGGAGATGCCGAGGTAACAGACATGTAGATAGACCCCACCGGATAAATCCTGGATAGCATGTCACTCATAGGCATCACATAGGGGACAAGTTTTGAGACGTTCTCACTCATATTGCAATACCCTCCACATTGATTACAAAGTCGCTCGACGGCCGCGCATTGGCGTATAGCTTTAATGTTTTAGTATCTGCATCAATGGTGACGAACTGGAGAAGACTATATGCTGCCTGTTCTGCCGCCGTAGGGATGCCGTTGGAACCACCCAGCGACACCGTAGGCACGTCCACATACACAGAGGACACCGAAATCCCCAGCGTATACATGGTCGAACCGTTGACCGCCTGTGTTGCCCAAGCAGCGCTGTGGCTTACTGTAATTGACGCTATATGGTGTTTCTGTGATACATCCGCGGTCAGATCATCTCTAAGGCTTGTGATGCTCTTGCTCGCGTCCTTCTTAGCTGCATCTAGGTCATCCCTAAGACTCTGGATGCCATTCTGCGTCTTATTCTTATCTGCGGCGAACTCCTGCTGAGCCTGTTTGATGAAATAGTTCAGCTTGTCTACCATCTCTGAAGCCCAGGTATCAACGAGGGCAATATTTTCTTTTGGGGTGTCGCGATCTAGTACGATGCGCTCAAAAAATGTCTTGATCATCGCTCGCTCACCTCTTCGACGGTACTCTGCATGGTGTAAATCCTCACGTCTCCGTGGCCGGAGAAGCGGATCCGATAGTGATCACAGCGGAACGGGGAGATGTCAAAAGACTTGCTCTGCACGTCTCCGTGGCCACGCATGACTCCACATTCTCGAAGGGCCGCCCGTCGTAAGCGATCTGCACCACAATCTCGGATGTCGCAGGAATATATGCCCGGAGTGTTAGCCGCTTGAGGAGTTTGTGGCCCGCATACTCCAGTCCAATATCTCCCGTGGTAGCTGACCAGTTCACGTACTCCTCGGACACCATCGGATTCAGGAACATAGAGTTCTCATTAGAACCTACGCCGAAGATCTCAGACTTCGTGGCTGCGTAGATCTGTCCGTTCTCTCCCGAGGTGAAGAACTTGACTCTGAGATTGTCATACTTGGTCCAGATCCCGTACTGCAGGTCATAGACCAGATAGATCGGGTTCCCCCGCACGTCCTCCATCACGATGTGGTAGCGATTAAGGCATCCTCCCGCCACGGCATCGTAGTACATCTTGCCCCGGCCAAACGCCTGTGAGATCGATGTCGGATTGCTCCCGTCGTAAACAACAACGTCGGACGGACTTTTGTAGATCAGGTATTCGTTGAGCTTGACGATGGACTTGTAGGAACCATCCTGCACACCTCGGCATGAGTTTGTGATTAGCTGGAACTCCGATGGGACTGCGCCATAGATCTTGAGTACGTAGTCCTCCTTAAAAAAGGTAGGATATCCGTGATACTCGACAGCCCCGGTGAATTTTTCACCCATGCCAATAGACAGTGCGTAGGAATCCGTTGAAGCCCCGGAATACGTATACCAGTTTTTGAAATCCCCCAGCTTGGAGGCGTAGATCTCGTTTACCAGCCCGCCATAGCCATCCTCTCCGTAGTGGCATCCCCACACGCGGTTATTTGCCACGCACACGTAGTCCAGAGTTGGGATCTTGCGCGTGATGGTCAGCGTCCACGTTGCGGATGTTGTCTCCGTGTCGGTAGCCTTGGACATGAGCCCCTGGACCACCATGTAGTCATCTCCGATGGCCTGTATGATGGAACCATCATTG